GCTTTTGAGAAATCAATAGAAGGTTATGCCTATACAGAATTATTATTAAACTTAAGAATGCAGTCATTAAATTATGATCAAAGTGTATTAGAACAGATGCCTTTAAAGTTTGATACAAGCACTATGATTCATCCAATTATTTTTACATTCTTTTGGTCTCTATTACCATGTGTAGAGCAAATGTGTGTTGATAGTGATCAGTTTCAATTGCTCAAAAATATCCATTTAACAATGGATAAGATAAAGCCAACAAATTTTAATTTTGATCTTACATCAGCTAGATGGAATGAGAAGAATCCAGTTGCATTCTTTGGTATTACAAATATTATTGACACAGAAATTAAGAGAGTTCTTTGTCATGTTTACTTAAAGAAAATTATCTATCGCTTAAGAAGTGGAGATTTAAGCTCTTTAGATTCTAACAAATTAATCTCATGGGTTAAGAAAGTATTTGTCTTTAACAGCTATGATACAAGTGATGAAGCTGAACAATTAGTTACTGCTTTTATGAACTTATTTCTAATCAAGCCAATCAAATTATTTGTTCAAGATCAAACTCTCTTAGGACCAAATTGTAATTTTGTAATCAACACCAATATGGATGATTATATGAAAGAAACCCCATTCTTATATTGTGAGACATTATCTCAAATGGGTAATATTCCATTCACTACTATGCCAACAGAACTAACATGTATTCGTTATGATAAGCTTAAGAATAGAGCTGTTTTAAGTTTGAACTATTTAAGCGAGCAAGCTAGAATACCAATTAATATGGCAACTTGCCAACCAACAGTTTCATGTAATGGTATTATTCCTATTTTCACTAAGCGAAAAGCTACATTAAACTATAGAGATCTTTCTATGAATAGATTTGAAGATGAATTAGAATATATTAATTGTTCTGATTTAACAATTCAACCATCATATATGCTCGATGGTAGAACATATGAGTTAACATCAATGTTATGTTATGAAACAGTTGATAACCCAACAATAATGGATAATAAGAAAGTTGCTGCTGGATATTACTCACTAGTTAGATCAGAAACACCAGGCAAATGGTTTAAATATTCTATTTCTAATTTTGTAGGTACAGCAAATATTCAATCTTTAATGGCTAAATTTGTAGAAAATGAAACGCAAAAGAATAATGCAATTGATAGGACTAAATTTGATCCTCTAATTAATGATGATGAGGCTATTGGAACTGAGTTTTATGTTAAACCAGGTGAAGAATCTATTAAAAAGAGATTTTATGATAAACTTGCTAATAATATTATTGATGCTCCAAGCTTCTTAATTGATACTGCAGAAGCTATGGCTTTAGCTTCAACTAATAGTTGTTTGTTAATTTATAGTTTAGACTATATGATTTATAAAAGTTCTATTAACCAAATGAGATATGCTTCTTACACATAATAAATTTTAATATTCTAATGCTACTTAGATATTCTAATACTACTTAGATAGTTTAATGATTATAGAAATCTAAATTAAGTGATAACCAACGACAACAATCTTTCACATACTTATGTAATTCATATGTAAATTCATTATTCATATAATAGTTTTGTAATTGACTTTTCTTAACACGACTAATTATATTTTGTATTAATACTTCATTCAATGAGTGGATAGTATCTATTTCTGTTTGTAGATCAATAGTAAAACTTCTAACATTCCCTGCTATAATAGGCATTGTTTTTGGTGTAGCACCTACAGAATTAATTCCATCAAAATAGTCTGATGTATTAATCAAAACATTAATAAAGACTATTAATTGAACATTTGGTACAATATCTTGTTTACATCTTGTAAGAATATTCTTAAACATAGTTCCAGACATAATATATAGTTTTGGTGTATTGATTATTGTAAAAGCTAAAAGGTCTTGATCATTACTAGCTAAAATAGGTTCGGCATATAATATTTCCTTTTTAAGTATTTGAATCTTAGATTCTATATTATTATGCTCATTAGAAGTATTATGCTCATTAGAAGTATTATGCTCATTAGAGTCTCTCAATTGTCTTAGTTTGGATAATTGTTTCTTAAGTTCTACTTTGATAGCTAAGAACTCTTTAGCTATTAAACTCATACCAAACTCAGCATCAAAATTCTCTACATATACAATACATAGTTTTGACTTTGTGATAATTTGAAATATTGTTTTGCTAATCAATTCTATATTTGATGTTAAGTTAAAGGAAACAATAGAATTATGTTCAAGAGACAAATTATCTTTATCATCTAAAGGTAATGCTTCTGTTGTTTGTTCTGATTCAGAAGATGCATATTGTGTTTCGGGTGTTGATTTATCTATTTTACATTCATCTCTGAATGTTTTATCTAACTCAAAATGTGATAGAAGCAAATTACTAACTTTATTAGTTATTGATTCCTTTTGTTCAAGAATAGATATTGTTAAATCATCATGAACAGCTAGTTTTCTTTTGTTTCTAACTATCTGTTTACGATTAATAAAACCTCTATCAATAAATAATACTATTGGATTATTTGTAGTATTATGTAGGATATAATCTCTAATTAAAATTGGTAAATAAGAGATTTCAGCTTCACTTTTAATCTGATATCTACAAGCATGGAAGTAACAGTAGTAATCTATAAAAATAGGTTTATTCCGAGGTAGGTCAGTAATAGAACTAGTCTCTAATAATTCTAATGCATCTAAGTTTTTTCTTAAATCTTTGATACCCATAATAATTCTGAATGTGTATTAATTAGATAAGCCAATGATTAAATCTTCTCTTTATATCGTTATCAATTAACTTCCAATAACTTTCAAAATATATACGCTGATCGTCTAAATTAATATCATTAATGTTAGTTGGCATTATATTTTCACTTTTGGTAATTGAGATATCTTTTACTTCATTTAACTTAGTTGTCTTAGGTACTAAGCGAAGAGTATAATATCTATCACCTAAGTTAATATAAGTATAGTTTTTATGATCGCCCAATTCAATTAATTCATTATGTTTTTTGACTAATAAAGTCATAGGATTATCATCACGTTTAGTTTCTCTAAAGCAACGTGATCGTACAAAATCAGAAGGTTTAAGATTATTGATATTATTAATAGCATTTGTGTAAATATCACTCAAATCAGCTTTAAATAAACGACGTGCTTCCTCTATAGGTTTTGATGATAATTCACGTGATAGTAATTCTAATTTATTAATAATTGCTTTATGATATTTAGTCACATTACGCTGTACTAATGTTCCTCCTGAATTAAAGAGTTTAGGTACTTTATCTATATCCTCTAAAGAATTATAAACATATGCTGTGTATCGTTTTTTGATAATATTTGTATAGGTCATGATCTTCTCAAATTTAATCTGAAAGCTATTAAGTAATAATTCATCATTCATCAAAGTAGCAAATCTATTACCATACTCAAATAAGATTTTAAGGAGAGCTGGATGTGATGGTGTTGAGATATTAAAATCATACTGCTTAGATGAATGAATCTTTTTAAGTATATATTCTTGAAATCCAGAATCTGTATCTGTATATGCTGGTAATGTATCATATTCTAATAGAAACTCATTATCACTTTTAAGAGTTAATGATTTTGTATAAGTATTAGCTTTTATTACACCATATTTCCATGGTTTGACTATAGGCTTATTAAAAGTAATACTATAGTCAATTAATTTAATACTATTTTGATCATTAGAACAATGAAGAATGATTTTTGATTCCATTAATGAAATTACATATTTGATTAATGAGACACCTAATGCTGTACAAGATCTTGCTAATTCAGTCATACTAAGTTTAAAGAGTGAAGAGCCAATAAAGCCATAAGTTGAATTGACTAATAATTTAATTGCCATTTCTAACTTTGACTCATAAGCTATTTCCATCTCTAATTTTGATTGCTCAATAGGATCATTAGTAGAATTAATTTTCTTATTATATATTTTAATCAAATTCTTTCTACGTGCTCTTTCATCAAGTAAGTTTTGAAGGAAAGAAGGTATAACTCCTATTTTATTTCTATCAAACACAGAAACATAAAATTCAGGTATAGGTTCATCTTTGCTTGTGGTTGAGGTAATAATTATTACATTTTGATTCTTATATTTAAGCTCTAATTTATGAGCAATAAGTAGAGCATCATAATTACTATTGACTGTTATAGTTTCTATAACCGTCTCATATGATAGATTAGCAAATATAATACAATTAGGATATTCAGATGTTATATCAAAAGTCAAAAGAGGATTATTAATAATATTCTTTTCTGGTTCTTTAACATAAGCAGCTTTGTACTTCTTTGTATGATCGCTTTTAAGATCTTTAGGTAGAACCAGATTCATATTTGTTAATTGCTGTAAGAGGACAGAACTAATAGCTTTATTATTCTCATAGACAGTAGAGTGTGATTGAGAAGTCCATCCATATTCTGATAATGCAACAATTGAGTTTTGTACATCATCATTCAAATATAATGATAAAGACAACATACTATCATGAACACAATATTCAGCACAAAGTTGATGACTTAATTCTGTGTAATCTAAAAACTCTTCCATCAAATCATATTCAGCTTTGCAGTGTGATAAAGTTAAAGTATCTTCTAATAGCTCATTAAGAGAATCTAATAATAGACCTTCTCTAGTAAACAAACATTCTATAACCTCATCATTACAACAAATATATTTTGTTGATGGAATTTGGAGATGTTGTTTAGGTGAAAGAGAATATAGGTAATATTTCTTTTGATTAATAATCTTTTCACCTATTCTTTTACTCTTCCACTTTAGTAGAGTTTTGGATAAGTGATTTAGAGCAAAACTATCCATCCTTTGTTGGTACTTCTTCATATAATTATAAAAATCAATTATTAAAATATTAGAAGTATCTTCAGGGATAATCATAGTTCTACCTTTGCTATTAATTGATTTGAATTTGATTGGCTGATGATTATATAATAGACTTTTAGCAAATTCTAGCTTTGGGACTTTAATTCTATTCATTCCCATAAACTTAATTCTGTTGAGTAAATAACTAAAGTCAAAATCTATACAGTTATGACCAGTTATATGCTGAGGATTAAGAGTTTGTATGAACTTGATAAAATTAGTAATTAGTAGATCTTCTGTTCTATAATGTAGATATAATATACCATCTATAATCTCAAAAGTCACATCTATATTAGATTCTGTTTTAGGATAGTAATTGAAAGAGAAAGCATGTTGATGATTATGATGATTATATAATTCCTTTATCTCATTTTGACTTAATCTGAAGCTTTTATTCTTAGTGATAACATTATGATCCTTAGTGATAACATTATCATCCTTAGTGATAACATTATGATCCTTAGTGATAACATTATCATCCTTAGTGATAACATTATGACCTTCTACCTGATTTTGACTAGTTTTAGATTGTGAGGTTTTGTTAATATCTAATAGTGATATTATAGCTTTATACTTTTCAAATGACATAACTTTGTTTACAGAAGCTGATATAGAAATAATAGCATGAAGAGGATTATTAGCTTTTGGAAATCCTCCTGTAGAAAATACTTCCATATCAAAAGCTAATACTTCAAGAGGAATAGGAATTGGAGAAGGAGTTATAACAGCTTCTCTAAGCTTTGATATATCTAATAAAGGAATAAAAATATTATATTCTGTATGATTGATGTTATGTAAACTTATATCAATCATATATGGAGTGAAATATTTCTCTATTATTTCTAGTGAGAATATAGATGAGGGATTAATCTTAATAATATTAAAAAATGAATCATATTGATTTTGACCACTAAAGTATGTTTCAATATTATGATTAAGCTTCTCTATCGAGTATATACGAGTAAATGATTTGCTTTCTGAACCATATTTTGCAATAGCTGCTTGATATTCTTCTTGATAAACAATCACATCTGGATTTTCTATATAATCAATATAATCAGATTCGATAACAGTAATTTGATAAATATTGAATAACAAATTATATTTAATTTTGGTTTCTTGATGAATTCCATAAGCAATCATTACATTTTTGTCTAAAGCCTGAGCAATTGGATGATCTAAAAATTCTGCTCTTAAAGTACAATTTTTATCTGCTATATTCCAATTGTAAATTTGAATAGCCATTATTTATATTTTTACGTTAGTATAGTTATCTAAGATAAAGTTAATATTATTTATGTTTAATATTTAGGTTAATTATTAATCAATTTATATCATTATTCCTCTAACAGCTTGTAATGACATATATTTGCAAATATCACCCCAATAAATTATACCTGTACTTTTATATAATTGACGTATGATGTAATTAAAAGATAATTGCTCTTTAGACTTGACTAAGTGAATAAAATAATTAAAGGGGTATTCATAGAAGAAGATATCATTATTATATGAAAGTTCAAAAGGAGTATAATATATTGGCATTATACTTGTTTCTATCAGAAGTCTATTATTAGAAGTTAATAAATCTATTGCGTTATCATACACAATATAAGGTTCTAATAATGAATATGTTCTTAAGTTCAAAATTATGTTAGTATAATAATGTCTTGGAATGTCTGTTAAGCGTAAGTATTGATTTTGGTTAATTAAGGTCATTAAATAATTATTTCTTTGATTCAGATATAATTGATTTCGAAGAAGAAATGCTGAAGTAGGAAAAATACTAATTATAATATTTGCCATAATAGCGTTATAATATGATGGGGCAAAATATAAGCATAAGAAATTATTATTAGAATTTTTGGATAATATTTCGGATAATTTGACTTCACGTAACAAATTAAAATTACAATCATGATAATACTTTTCTTGCAAATCAGGTATAAAGAACTTATTATCAATATCAATCAATGATGTTACTTTAGGAATAATCTCTTTGAGATTGTTTGTTTTGATTAGATTAATAGATAGTTTATTCTGATATTGAGCATGATTTGTAATAAATAAGGTTATGAAATCAGAAGGAATATTCATATCAAACTCTTCATAATATCCTGTAGTATATTCTAATTGATGTATATATATATCTTCAATATCTATTAGTTTACTTTCAAGTGATAATGCTTTAGAATCAACAGATAATACCTTATTTACATTAGTTATGGCATTAGATTGTTTCTCTATTTGATTAGACAATTCTAACTTTAATTTCTTTAAACGGTGAGGTAAATTTTCTAAATAATTCATTTGTTGGAAAACATTATTATGTGTAACTCTTAATTCAATAAAATAGTTATAATCTTGATCAAATGAAAAGATAGGTTGTGCATTCCAAACTAAACCATTTTTACTAGATAATATTTCTTGTAATAAATCTAGTTTTTTGAGGATAATTGATTGTTTAGTAATAGGCAATAAGTAAACACTATCAATTCTATAATCAGTTAAGCTATTAATCAAAATTACATCACCTTTTTTATAGTTAATAGATGGGTGTAAAATCTTATTAGATTTAAGAGATATTTTCTTATTGACTAAAGAGCCAAATGTTTGATTATATAGATCAATATACTGATTACGATTATCTCTATTATTATAGAATGCAATAATAATATTTTTAGGCTGTAGAAGATAGTCTAAAAGTTGATAGAGTTTTTGTTTAATTGTTTGATCATCTTTACTACTATCAAACTTTGAAAAAATAATATATTTGTTATTTCTTATAGATTCAGTAACAGAAAGCACATCACCATAGTGTAAAGCTTTAAGATATGTTTCATTATCTAATTCATTAATCCTATCACGAATATTATGATTAGAGATTTTATCCTTAACTTTACCATTTTCAAAAAACCATTCAGGTATATATTCAAAAACATTAGTTTTAGAATTTATTCGATTCTTAGTACTATTAGTATGATCCTTAGAGTTAACATTATAATCTATACCTAAAAAAGAAACTGAGGATGCATAAGTTATACCATTAGAATATATATCATTAGCTGTTGTAGTGACATAAATATGTTCTAACATATGTGTTAATCCTTTAAGCTCAAATAAATCATCTATACAATCACCACTATTTGAAAACCATACAGCACAACCTTTAAAATTTGATTTGAAAAATAGTATAGGAATATTATTTTTTAAGAAGATTGGTTTTTGATTTGGTATCATTTAAATGTGGTTGGTATTGAATGCAATTATTACATTAACACAAAATTATCAGAAAGTTAATTATATCATATTTGTAATGCTCTTAATAATAGGCTTATGGCTTATAAGCTTTGAAGAGAATTATATGACTTATAATACTGATGGTGTTTACTTAGGAATAATACTCTGTTACGTAGGATTTGTAATTACTAAAAATAAACTTTTTATATGCCTTAAGCTTCTATTAGGAATGATTTTATATTTTCTAATTTCAGTTGTAACTGATACAGAATGGATAATATTATTTCCTCTAATATTAGATATACTGCAATTATCTTTAATCATTTCAGTTCAATAATAATTCATAAGTGATAATAATAAGTATGAATTCAACTTTATAATTTAGATGCTAGTAGTTAGCAATAAAGATCTTAGTTAACAATAAAGATCTAAATATGGTTTATGTTAATTCTTGTTTATAGCCAATTAGGTACTAATGCTTATTAGGTACTAATGCTTATTAGGTACTAATCAATTTTACATTACCATGTATGTAAGTATGGTAATTTATATATTTGAGTTCTTTAATTTGAACTTTGCACTTTGATGTAATTTTGTTTTTATTTTCATCTAGTATACAATCAATACCTCTAGTAAAACCTTCATCTATATTACACTTTAAGTAACCAGATTTGAATATAGGAGGATTTTGGTTAATATCTACTTCACCTTCAATTGTAGAATCTATTGTATAATTTAATGTTGTAGCTTCAGCTTTAACTATTACAATACCTGTATCAGCATCCATAGGAGAAATAGCTTCTATTTCTCCTATATAAGTAATAATTTGCCTTTCATAAATCTTATTTAGATATTTGGCTTTTAATAGACTAATTATAGTCTCATAAGTACCAAATCCAAGATCATGATTCTTTAATTGAATTTCAAAAAGCATGTTATTCTATAACAATTTTATGTGGTAATATTTATATTCAATTTATTTACACATTTATGAAAGTATTTTTCTTCTTACCACATCCACATGCTGAAGTACGAATATTGCCTTTAATAGTAGGATTTAAGTCAGGAGTAATTGCTTGGCATTCAAAACAAAAACTCTCATCACCTTTTTTACTTCTACCTTTCATCTTTTTAGCTTTCATCTTTTTAGCTTTCTTTTTACCTGCTTCAAACTCACAAGGAACAAATAAAATATTAGATTGTTGTTGTGATTGATCCATTTAATTAGTTTATAAATGAGTGCTATTAAAGGTATTTATGAAACTTTAAACAAAGATACTTTAGTAAGAGATTATCTCCACGATTCCTGTTTTGATGGATCACTGATTGTTGTTAAAAATGCTAATGGTTTAAGAAATAATAATCACGAATTTATGAATAATGAAACAGCAATTTATTATATCAGAGAGGAAGAGAAATGTTTATGTGTACATGATGCTATATTATATGTAACAACATTGTTTAATGAGTTTACAAAGTTTGAGACTAAACAAGGAAATAAAGTTTCATTACATGATTTAGCTGAAAAATTATGCTTATAAGATTATCAAATAATTGGCTGCAATTAAGTAGATAATGTCTTATCTTAATTCATCATATTATTATTTTTAGTATTCATATTTAGAATCAGAATTGTTACTATTTTGATGATAGCAGATATTAATAGTTAAGATAAATGTTGGGAATGTATTATATTTGTAGCTTTAATCAAACTCATCCAAACAAATTTCATATCAAATCAGACACACTCAACAAGGTCTTAACTGTAAATAATTCAGTTAAAGCTTATCCAACTTTTGAGAACAAGATTAATCTGAAGCATAGAATATCACATATGAATCACTTCTCAAATCTCTATCTTAAAAATTCATCTTACAACACACTTATAGAATTTAACGGTACAACTGAAAATACTATTGTGGATTCAGTCTATAGATGGATCGACAACAATCCAACTTATGATATTAAGTTTATAACTGTAGAATCAGAGTTAGTCAACTTATATAAGTTATATAAAGCGGATAAACTTCCTCTAATTGATTCAACTGTCTTAATATTTATACATGGCGATTATCCTATAGATGAGAAATGTATTGACTATCTTTCAAAAGCTAATGAAATCTTCATTCATGACCCTTGGAATAATGAAGTCTTGCTTGATATAATGTCTAATTACCAAACAATTGAAATTGCTCAATTCATAACAGAGAAACCTGTATTCAGATGTACAAACAAAATATCTAGTTCATCAAAATCATATGAATATATAAAAAATGTTATTAAAACTAGTACTTGGCTTAACCAAATGCTTCATACTGACTTTTCAAATGAGCAAACAATCTATACATTCAATTATCCTAATTCTATTGATCAAAGAATGCCTCTATCAAATATCATTAAGTATAATTGGATTCTTTCTAAACTCTTAAACTCTCAATCTGATTGGATAATTAATCAATTAATTACTCAATCAGATTATCTCTTAGCTTATAATCCAATCTATGTTTTGCTTGTACAAAATCATATCTTTACAACTTTATCTCCTACAGAAAGAGATGTAATCTATAGAGTAGCAAAAGCTGAAATTAAACATATTTTTGCTGACAACCAATTTGAGCAATCATACAGAAATATTATTACACATGAAATCAAAAAACGTTTTGAACGTGAACGCTTAATTGAACTTAAAAATAACCCATCATTACCAATGCCTTATGTCAAAACTATTAGTCAGGCATACTTAAAGCTCGACCAAATTATCAAAACTACTACTGCTCTAGGATTAAACATTATACCTCAGAAATTAGTTGGGTTACATGTTTGTGAAGCTCCAG